GTGATGATGAGTATCCCATTATGTACAATTTCAATTCTTTTGAAGAGGGGAAACGATGGGTAGCAGAAAATGGGGGTTATGAGTATACTCCCGATCCGGATGACCCAAAGAACTATCCACCTTATGTTTATGAATCACCAGATGGTGGAGATACGGTGACCCGTCGCAAACCTGGATCTCTTGATAAGGAGGTTGTTCAAAGACCACCTTACAAGCAACCAGGAACTCCTTTAGATGAGTATCTAAACAAACCTGAACCTAATCTTGATGTTAATGGACACAGAAAGTACCAAGAAGACCAAGGACTCAAGGATCTTTCCGATTATGTTTCTTCAACATATCAAGGGCATTATACCAACAGCGGATCCAATGTCCAGACGCTCGATCTTATCCACTCCGTTGGGGATGCAGAGTCTTTTTGCCGCTCTAATGCCATAAAGTATTTGAGTCGGTATGATAAGAAGGGACAAGCGAAGAGAGATATTTTAAAGGCGATGCATTACTGCCTTCTGTTATACTATTTCAGTGGCAACACAAACGATGAAATTACGACCCGTGGTTATGAAACTTTCTGATTCAACTTTGACATTGCTGAAGAACTTCAGTAATATCAATCAGTCGATTTTGTTTAAGCAAGGTAATTCTCTTCGCACTATTAGCGTGATGAAGAATATCCTTGCAGAAGCTACAATCAATGAGGAACTTCCGAGGGATTTTGGTATCTATGATTTGAACCAATTCCTGAATGGATTGTCCTTACATAATAATCCTGATTTGGATTTTGAGAATGATAACTTTGTTGTCATTAAAGAGGGTAGATCTCGTTCAAAGTATTTCTTTGCGGATCCAAATGTAATTGTTACCCCACCAGATAAAGGAATAACACTTCCTACTGAGGATGTTTCCTTTGAACTGAAGACTGAACAGTTAGACAAATTACTTAAGGCAGCAGGGATTTATCAACTACCGGACTTATCTGCTATTGGTGAGGATGGTGTTGTTAAACTTGTTGTAAGAGATAAGAAGAATGAAACTTCTAATACTTTTGCTGTTGTTGTGGGAGAAACTGAAGGTAGTTTTGTTTTCAACTTTAAGGTTGAGAATATTAAATTGATTCCAGGTTCATATGATGTAGTAGTTTCACAGAAACTTTTATCTAAATTTACTTGTCGTGAGCATGATTTAAAATATTACATTGCCCTAGAACCAGATTCTAGTTATGAAGAGTGATTTCCTATGGGTAGAAAAGTATCGTCCTAAGACTGTTCAAGAGTGTATCCTACCTGGTAGTATTAAGAATACTTTTCAGGAGTTTGTAGAGAAAGGAGAGATACCTAATCTTCTCCTTTCGGGTCCTGCAGGTTGTGGAAAGACAACTATTGCACGTGCCTTATGTGAACAGTTGGGTGCTGACTACATCGTTATTAATGGATCTGATGAGGGTAGGTTCTTAGATACAGTAAGGAATCAGGCAAAGAACTTTGCTTCTACTGTCTCACTTTCTGCAACTGGGACTCATAAAGTTATAATTATAGATGAGGCAGACAACACTACACATGACGTACAACTCCTACTTAGAGCCAATATTGAGGCGTTCTATAACAATTGCAGATTCATATTCACCTGCAATTACAAAAACAAAATCATCGAACCCCTCCATTCACGTTGTGCAGTCGTTGAATTTTCAATCTCAGGAAAACAAAAGCAAACAATTGCGGCTGAGTTCTTCAAACGCCTTGTATCCATATTGGACACTGAGCGGATTGAAGCTGAGAAGAAAGTACTCGCTGAGCTCATTAACAAGCACTTTCCAGATTGGAGGAGAGTCTTAAACGAGTGCCAGCGGTATAGTGCTAGCGGCACAATTGATACATCGATCTTAGCAGAGTTTAGTGATGTCAAGACATCGGATCTCATCAGAAAACTTAAGGAGAAGAACTTCACTGAAGTGCGTAAGTGGGTTGTCAGTAACCTTGATAACGATCCTAGTCTTATCCTACGCCGTGTATACGAATCTCTCACTGAGTCTGTGGTTTCCCCTAGTATTCCTATTGCTGTTCTTATCATTGCCAAGTACCAGTACCAGATTGCTTTCTGCGCTGACCAAGAAATTAACCTCTTGGCTGCGCTCACTGAAATAATGTGTGAATGTGAATTCAAATGAAAAACATTGATCCAAGTGAGTACATGCAAAAGGGATGGGATAGTAGTCCTACTGGATGCCATCCCTATAAACGTGGGAGTCTCCATAATAAGGTGGGGATGTGGATCATGTGGACCTACTACATTCTAATCGTAGGTATGGTTGTTAGATTAATTTGGGTATTAAACTCATGATGAAAAAAACTAAAAAAGAAAAACTTAGAGCACAAGTTAAGTCTCGGTTCTATTACATCTTCTGGGGATCAGCAACTATTGCGGTTGTTGCTGGACAACTTTATGTTGGAAGTGGTTTCCGTAGAATGTCAGAGAGTTTTGAGAAAGTATTAGATGCTCCTATAAGAATGGATATAGGTATCCCTCGTCGTCATAGATGGGAAGATCACCCTATGCTTATAAAATGATACTTAATGAATCAGATGCCATCTATGCTGCTGATAAGTTTATTAATTATTATTCTCAGTTCAACCGCATTGATGATTATCTTAGGCATGTAAAGAAAGACCGGATGTCTGAACGTCCTGGATATCTTTTTAGTGCCGAAGAGGATATGTTTGATTCATTTGAAATGCATCCTAACCAGATGGATTTTAAAATTCATGTGGTTGATACTAGTGCTAAGATGTCACATAGGTATAATCAGTGGATGTATTCAGAGGTGTTAAATCTCACAGCATCTAATGCAGTAGAAGAAGCAATACCAGGACGTACTCATAAATGGATAGTTACAGAGACAAATACAAAAAAGATAGTGGGGGTGGTTAGGTTTGGTTCCCCTACAATTAATAGCAAACCTCGTAATGATTACTTTAAGAGGGTCGTACCCCTTAAGGAAATTAATCCTCATTTTGTCATGGGTTTCAACATTGTTCCTACTCAGCCTTTTGGATTCAATTATCTTGGTGGTAAGTTGCTTGCTCTTTTGGCATCATCTTATGAACTAAAGAGTCAGTTTGATCATAAGTATGGAACTGACTTAAAATATTTTGAGACAACTTCTCTTTATGGAACAACCAAGGGAATGTCTATGTATGATGGATTAAAACCCTTCCTGAGGCATATAGGTGACACTGAGAGTAAGTTTCTTCCATTGTTCCATGACGATGTATTCCGTGAATTCTTTAGTTGGTTCAATGAAAGGAACAATGGGGAGCGTCTTATCTCTGCAGACAAGTCATCTAAGAAGATTAAGATACAGACTAAGATGATTTCTATCATTAGAAATTGTCTAATGTTTTATCAATACTTAGACAAGTTGGAGGAGTTTAATGCATGTATCAAACATGCTATGAGTTTGACTGAGAAGAAGAGATATTATCTTGGTGACTTTAGGCATACATCACAACAGGCAATTGATTGGTGGAAGAAGAAAGCGTCTAAGAGATATGACAAACTTACACGTGAAGGAAGGGTTCGTACTAAACTAGAGATATGGGAACCTGGTACTAACATGGAGATCATCCGATGAGTTTAAAAGATTATGAAGGACCCAAGAAAGATTGGACTAATGAACAATGGTTACAGCATGCATGGGTACAAAGGCACAATCCTTGGATAAGTGATGATGATAGAGAGTATTGGGTAGATAAAATCAAGGAGATTACAGAATAATGGAACTAAAAGATTGGTTAAATTCCATCAACTTTACTAAGGAGGACTTGACTGTTGATGATCCAGATAGTGCTAAGGATTACCCTGCTTATATTGTTAATAGGTGTCTCAGTGGACATCTTGACACCATACTTTATGCAAACGAAATGAACTTGCATCCTAACTTAGATAAGGATATGCAATATCAGTTTTTTCTAAATAGTCTGAGGAAACGGAAGAGATTCTCACCCTGGCTAAGAAAGGACAAAGTTGAAAACCTTAATATTATTAAACAGTATTATGGTTACTCCAATGAAAAGGCACTACAGGCTTTAAGACTTCTAACTAACGATCAACTGGACTACATTAAAAAGCGACTTGAAACTGGAGGTATGAGATGAGTACGGTGAAGGAACCTGAGGTTAATTGGAATCAGGAATTAATGGTAGAGGTTCAACTCAGTGAACCAGATGATTTTCTAAAAGTCAGAGAAACTCTTACCAGAATTGGTGTAGCTTCACGTAAGGAAAAGAAGTTATATCAATCATGTCATATCTTGCATAAGCAGGGAAGATATTATATTGTTCATTTTAAAGAGTTGTTTGCATTAGATGGTAAGCATGCTAATCTAACATCTAATGATGTACAACGACGTAATCGTATTACTCAGTTATTATCTGATTGGGGACTCATAGAAGTCGTCAAGGCAGATTCTATTTCTGATATTGCTCCTCTCAATCAAATTAAAGTTCTAGCCTTTAAAGAGAAGGATGAGTGGTCATTAGAAACTAAGTACAACATTGGTAAAAAGAAGGTAACACCTGAAAAATAAATTATCTGAACAATATCATGCAGTATGTAATGAATGTGGTGGCAAAGGTTGTGATGAATGTCATAGCGGTTGGCAATGCACAATGGAAGACATTGGCAAATGCAACAAATGTGCTATGGGGTGGAAATTAGGAAGTGAAAAAGTTTATTTTTGATGTTGATGGGACTCTGACCCCTAGTCGGAGAAAGATCACTAGTGAATTC